GCGCACGCTGACGTATTCCGTACCTCTGGACCGTGGATTCGCCAATGACGGGAACATGATTGATTCCCCGGCGCCGGGGAAGACGGCTCATCTGGCTGCCAGCCTGATTGACGCCATTGAGAAGTACGAGCCCCGCGTCTCCGTCGCTTCCGTGACTTTCGAGCCATTGACGGAAGAACAGCACATGCAGGGCATTGTGCGCCCTGTCGTCCGTTTTTCACTCAGGGAGGGCGTTGAACTGTGAGCCTTTCTTTTGCAGAACTTTCTGTCGGGGACGTTGAGAAAAGCGTTCTGACTTCCTATGAGACCATCGCGAAGACGACGCTGTACCCCGGCGACCCCGTGCGCCTCTTCCTGGAATCCCTAGCATACGTCCTTGCTCTCCAGAATTCCATCATCGACATGGCGGGCAAAGCGAACCTGCTCCAGTTCGCCTTGGGAGACCACCTGGACGCCATAGGCCTTATGACAGGCACCCGGCGTCTTGGTGCATCGAGCGCGTCGAGCACGCTTCGATTCACGCTGCAGGAAGAGCTTGATTTTGACGTCGAAATCCCCGCGGGAACCAAGGCCGCAACGGCTGACGGGAAAACGATTTTTGCGACAGACAAATCCGTAGTCATTCAGGCGGGGGCTCTATCCGGAGAAGTCACCGCTTCAGCGCAGGCAGCCGGAAGCGATGCTAACGGGTTCGTTGCGGGACAGATCTGTGTGCTGGTGGACCCTGTCGCCTATGTGGCTTCGGTCGAGAATACGACTACAACCATGCTTGGTGCGGACGTGGAGACAGACGCCCATTACCGTCAGCGCATCCAGGAATCCCCTGAGGCGTACACGTGCGCCGGGCCTGCCGGCATGTACAGAGCCTTGGCTATGGGTGTGTCTCAGGATATCGCTGACGTCTCCGTGTCCTGCCCGACGCCGGGCACCGTTGATGTGCGACCTGTACTGGAAGGGGGAGAACTTCCCTCTGAAGATGTTCTGGAAGCCGTCCGCCAGAAACTGTCTGCCGATGACGTAAGGCCGCTCACTGACACGGTAATTGTGCAGGCTCCGGATGGTGTTTTTTATGATTTGGATGTAACATGGTTCCTGTCAAAAGCGGACGAAGCTCTGCTCGCGACGATTAGCAGCGCTGTCACCTCTGCCGTGGAATCCTATATCCTCTGGCAGCGCTCCAAGCCCGGACGCGACATTCTTCCGACCAGGCTCATCAGTCTGATGGAGCAGGCGGGAGCAAGGCGCGTCGTTGTTCGTTCTCCCGTATACACTGTGCTTAAGGAAAATGAGATTGCCAGAGAGGGAACTGTCACCCTCACGTACGGAGGCCTCGAAGAAGAATGAGCTGTCATCTTCATGACCTCGTCTTCCGCCAGCTTGTTCCCGAGAGTATCCGCAGTGACAGCCAGATGGCTGCCGCGGCTGATGCGATCTCGCCGTTCCTGCAGACTATCGTCCGGGCTGTTCCGAACCTTCTCATTTACGGACGTCTGGAAGAGCAGGACCCCGCCGGAATGCTGGCACCGCTCAGAAGGCTGACAGAGGCCCGGGGCGGCCTCAAAAATCTTTCCACTGAAGAGCTCGAACAGCTTGCGTGGCAGTGGCACGTGGACTTCCGCGACGCCGCAAAAACAAACGAGAAGCTGCGCACTTTTGTCCTGAATTCTATTCCTTGGCACCGCATTAAGGGTACTCCGAAATCGCTGCTCGATGCCCTGGCACTTTACGGCATCGATGCCGAGGTGGAAGAAGACGGAACGGGCGACCAGTGGGCTTCCTATCAGATTCATCTGAAGGATGACGCCGACACAGATGAGGTGCGGACTGCCGCCATTATCGCCAGGGAGATGCAACCTGCCAGGTGCAGACTCTACCGCGTCTGGAACGACTTCTGGGATACAAGACCTATAAAATGCTCTGACGGACCGCGTCTTTCCGAGGGATGGCTTTCTTTCTATTCTGGCAAGGCCGTTGATGATAGCGATGATACGCTGGCAGCCGTTGGCGTCCGGTCCCGTCTCGGCAATAAGGCACCCAATTTCTATGCATGGCTTTTCCATGAATCGACCGTTACACTGACGGCTTCGAGGGAATACGGCTGGAGGCTGTCCTATTTTCGGCTGTCCGATGCCAGAGATGAACCTGCCGGATTTGTCCTGGTGTACAATGCCAACATGCTTGGAACCTCGCATAAGGGATGGGTTTCTCCGGTAGTCGCTCGAACCTTCTCCAAAATCCGTCTTGTCCTTTCCGATTCGGGGCCTCTGGGCTCGATTAACGGAACGTGTCTCGGGCCGGTCCGCGTGAGGTCGACGAAGAACCCATGGCAGCTTGGAGCCATGCAGCTTTCTGAGACGGACCCCGAAACGTCTCTCGATACGATACATGAAATTTTTGTACAGACCGCTCAGGCAGGCGCGGTGTCTGCCCCGGCGATAACCGTTTCCGGCGCCGTAGTTTCGGACTGCAGCGCCAGCGCAGATACATCCAGACAGACAGAGCTTTCCGTATGGCCTGAAGACAATGCACGCAGATGGTGGCCGCGCGTGGCCCTGATTAAAGAGAAAGCAGAGGGATAAAAATGAGTACAGTCGCAACACTGACAAAGACAGGGCTGTCAGCCGTAGCTGCAGCTATTAAGACGAGGCCGTTGCATATCGCATGGGGGGCCGGTTCTGAAGATTGGGACTCTGATCCAACCAAGAAGCCGTCGCTTGTGGACGCTACGGCGCTGACGCATGAGCTTGGGCGCAGAACGGTGCGCGCCTGCTCGTTCTGCACTCCCGATGAAAATGGAGATATCGTCGCGCCGACAGGGACAGATCCTGAAGGCAATATCATCACGGCCAGGTATTCGCTTTCCGATACGCCTCAGCCGTATCTCTACATCATGGCCAGTTTTGATTATGGAGACGCATCGGAAGCGACCATTCGGGAATGCGGCCTTTTTATGGATACGGTCGTTTCTGAAGCTTGCCCGGAAGGGCAGCGATATTTCGTCCCGGGAGAAGTAACCGATCCCGGCTATCTTGTGCTCGCGCAGATTTTTGATTCGCCGATTGTGCGCAGTGCGTCCATGCGCCAGAGCATAGAATTCGTCTTCTGTGTCTAAGGAGAGAAAACATGAGCACTGTCTATCCTTCCAATTATTACAACCATGCGGACGATAAGTCCGATTCTGCTGCCAGGCGGGAGAGGCTTCTTTTTGTCGATGGCAGGTACCTGCAGGGCGCCGAGCTTAACGAACTGCAGTCCATGGCGCAGAAGCGCCTTGCTGGCATAGGTGACGCTCTTTTCTCCGACGGTGACGTCATCAGCGACGGTCAGATTTCCGTCAACCCGTCTACCGGCGCTGTTTCTGCCCAGGCAGGCAAGGTGTATCTTTCCGGGGCCGTCCGCGAAGTCCCTGCCGCAAACTTTACTATTCCGGTGAAAGGGACGGTTGCTATCGGCATCCGCATGTCTACGGCTTCGGTGTCCGAGGCCGAAGATAAGACGCTGTACAATCCTGCAGTCGGCACAAGGTCCGAAGGCGAGCCCGGAGCCTGGCGCGAAGTAGTCAGTCTATCCTGGGGGTATTCCGAAGACGGCGGGACAGGGGATTTCTACGCCATTTACACTGTAGACGACGGCGTAGTGCGCGTAACGGAGACGCCGCCGGAGCTTTCCAGTGTTTCCCAGGCCATCGCCGCATATGACGTACAGTCTACCGGTGGCGGCACCTATGCTGTTTCCGGGCTTCAGCTGCACGCGCTGGACGACGAGGCAGGGAAACAGGTGTATACCGTCGATGCAGGCAAAGCCCGCGTTGCCGGCAAATCCATCGAGCTGTCCACGTCCCGCCGTATCGTCTATGCTGCTGAGCCGGATCTGCGCACGATAGATACGGAGATTACTCTCGCTGACGGAACGGACAGCCAGCGAGTGGATCTTGCTCATACGCCCGTGCATGATATTTCCAGCGTTCGTATCACAAAGAAGAAAACGGAAACCGTTGTGCATGGTTCTTATACAGGCTGTGCCGACGCTCTCAGTGAAACGTCCGTCGTTGAACTTCTTGCCGTGACTCAGGGCGATACGACGTACACTGCTGGCTCCGACTACAAAAAAACGGGCGACACCGTAGACTGGAGCCCGTCCGGTGAAGAACCTGCTTCTGGGACGTCCTATTCGGTCACCTACACGTATATCGCCGCGACCGAACCGGAAAATATGGACGCAGACGGCTATACGGTCAGCGGGGCCGTCAAGGGAACGAGTATCATGACGACGTATCATCAGGCTCTGCCGCGATACGACCGTCTCTGCCTTTCCTCTGACGGTACGTTTACGTGGATTGCCGGCGTCGGTTCGGAAACGAACAGGCAGAAGCCGGGCGTCCCTGATGGCGTCCTGCTCCTTGCCACCGTGAATCAGACCTGGCGAACCGGGGCAAGGACCATATCTCAGGATGGGACGCGCGTTGTCTCTATGTCCGACATGGAAGCGCTGGAAGCCCGCGTTGACTATGCTCTGAACCAGGTAAGCCTGAACCGTCTGGAAAGCGATGTAGCTACCCGTGAAGCGGGCATCAAGGCCGGGCTTTTTGTCGATCCCCTGCTTGATGATTCCATGCGGGATCAGGGACTTGAGCAGACCGGCGCTGTCGTTAATCAGTGTCTGCTTCTGCCTGTAAGCGCCACCGTGCATGAGCTCTCCGGTCCGTCCATCCCAACGGGCCGCGCCTACACGAACGTGACCGCCATCGAGCAGCCCCTGCGCACCGGTTCCATGCAGGTGAACCCGTACCTTGCCTTCGCGCCCGTCCCGGCCGAAGTCTCACTGGTGCCTTCCGTCGACAACTGGACGGAAACGGGAAGCGTCTGGGCCAGCCCTGTCACGAAGATATTCAATTCTTCTGTTTACGCCCCTAACGGCATATGGGGCTATGCCCATGGCTCTACGGTGACAACCGCGAAAACGTCCACGCTTGTTTCCGGTGAAACGACGTCTCAGCTGAGCTATCTGCGGCAGACACAAATCACGTTCACTGTGTCCGGCTTTGATGCGGGAGAGGCTCTTAAGAGCCTCATCTTCGACGGCATTGATGTCACTCCCGGTGGCGTCACAGCTGATGCAAATGGGTCTTTCACAGGCTCGTTTACTATCCCTAAGGGCGTCCCTGCAGGTGCCAAAACGGTGGCCTTCACCGGCGTAAACGGAAGCTACGGTGAATCTGTATTCACGGGGCAGGGCAGTCTGACTGTGCAGACGCTTCGCACGCTCAGGACGGTAACCAATATCCTCATCGATCCTCTTGCGCAGACGTTTATTCTTGACGCTGATACACAATGCACTGGCGCGGACCTCTGGTTCACGGCCTGTGGCGGTGACGCAACCATCGAAATCAGAGAGACGTCTAACGGCGTTCCGACGAAAGTCGTGCTTGCCCGTGGGAAGGTAAAGAAAGATGCCGTCATCGTATCCGGCGGAGGCTATACCCGCATTACGTTTGACGCTCCCGTACTCCTGAACGCCGGCGTTGAATACGCGCTTGTCGTCCTCGCTGACGAAGCTGTCACGTCTGTCTCCATAGCGGAAACAGGAAAGTACGACTCTACGCACGGACAGTGGGTTATCTCGCAGCCTTATACTGTTGGTGTTCTGCTGTCTTCCTCCAACGCCAGTACATGGACAGCTCACCAGGATAAGGACCTTGCTTTCCGTATCCTGAAGGCTAACTATGCTGCCGCCGGTTCTTCAGAGATTGACCTTGGCAGTGCAGATGTTACCGGGGCCACGGACCTCATCTTCCTCTGCGTCAGTGAAATCCCGACCTCTGCATGCTCTGTCGATTACGTGCTTACACTCCCTGACTCAAGCCAGATTCATGTAGATGCCGGACAGGCCGTCAAGCTTCCCTCCGCTATTACTGGCTCGGTCTCAGCCAAAGCCGTGCTGACCGGCACATCGGGTATGAGCCCGCTTATCTGGCCCGGAGCTGAGCTTGTCGAAGGTATCGTCTCAGAAACAGGCAATTACTACACGCGCAGCATCCCGGCCACCGATGCGGCAAAATGCACCGTCGTGTATGACGCCTATGTGCCTTCCGGCTCTACCGTTGTTCCGACCATCCAGAAGGACAGCGGAAGCTGGGAATCGTTGACTGCAGGCGCCACGACAAAGATGGATGACGGATGGGTGGAGTTTGTCTGGACGGCAGACATTTCAAAAATTGCCGCTCTTAAGCTGAAACTTGAGCTTGCCGGCACGCCTGCCGCGCGTCCGATGGCCGCCAATATCCGTTTCATGGCCACTGTGTAAACAATTGGGGCTGGATCCGCTGGTTATACAGCCGGCGGATCCAGGAGAAAAAAATGGAATACACAAAGAACATTGCTCTGCCTCTCCCCGCGGAGACCGATACCCCGCATGACAGTGTATACACGTTTCGCAAAGCGCTTGGTGGCATTGACTCTGCGATAGGAACGGACAGGGCGGCTGCGGAAGCGGCTAAGTCGGAAGCTGACTTACAGTTTTCTGCCGTTGAGGCAAAACTGTCAGATATTGACGATGCACAGCAGGGCATGTGGGATATTCTTGACGCCAAAGCCAGAACGCTCGAGTCCACCGAGTCAGGTGAGCTGAGCGTCTCCATCCAGCTCGTGGAGAGCATGCTTCTGGAGCGCAGCATGCGTGAGCACCCTGTTGGCAGCTACTATACATCGGACAAGGACACAGAGCCGGCTAAGATTTTCGGTTTTGGTACCTGGGAGAGGGTGAAGGGCGTCGTCCTGCTGGGTGCGGATGAAGACTCGTATCCGGCCGGCAGCGAGGGTGGCGAGGCAGAGCACACGCTGACGGTGGAGGAGATGCCTTCGCATACACATGGACTGATGCGGTACACCGGCACCGATGATCAGAACTGGTCTGGGCATCTGGAGAATGGTCTGTGCGCTAATGACTCGCCAAATTATTTAGCGGCTAACACCAACGCTACCGGCGGAGGGAAGCCGCACAACAACATGATGCCTTATCACGCCGCCTACTGCTGGAGGCGTACTGCATGAAGACACTGGAGGACAGCGCCAACAGGATAGCAGATCTCGCCGATATCCTGTACGGCTACGCGCTCAAGGACTGGGAGGACTATCAGGCCCTGAAGCAGACTGCCAGTGCCGCGCTCGACAGCATCCAG